AGATGTTAAGACTGTATTAGCACTTGTCTTTAAGAGCCCTACATACGTTACTGATATTTGTGTATTTGTTAATGTTGCCATTGACTTTTAAATATGTTATTAATTTTTCTATATTTTTTTTCTTTACCTTATACTTCATAATACCCAACCATTGAAAAGAGCATCTTTATGAGGATGTATATCATCATTTGTATTGCTTGTATATTCTGGAAACAAGCTCTGATTGAAGCTCATATAATCAATAAATCTTCTTGTATAATATTCTGCTATGTCTCTGTGTTTTTCTACTAGGTAATCTACTTCTTCTTTGCTTACACTTTCTGCATTTTCTGAAACGTGCTTACTGATACCACCATTTTTTATTTGATATGCTGCGAAAGGCAAATAATCAACCATAGCAAAATGAATAAGCATAGGTTGTATAAAATCATTGACAAGATTTAAATAATTACCTGTTAAACTTCCTGCAATAATATCAGAGCTTATTTTGTTGTATAGATCAGTGCCAAGATAGTTTCTTATGTGTATCTGTTGTGCTATTTTGACAAATCCAATAAATTTATCCACATCAACATTGCCATCAATGATTGAGTTTCTTTTTAAGTCTATTGGTTTTATAAATAATGCTACTGCCATCTCTTAATTCTTAAATCCCATTTTATTCCAATAAGCTGCCGTAAATCCTTTATTAGGCATATTACGAGGTGCTATTGATACTTTCTTTGCATTTTTCTCTGGTCTAAAACCTTTTTTGATTGCACTTGTTGTGCTTACTACATCTCCTAGCGATTTGTTGCCTTCTTTTCTTGCGTATATTCTTCTAGTCCATCTGTGATTGCATCTTGCACCACCTTTATATAGCCATATAGAATAAGTGTTTGCACCACCCTTGCCAAATCCTGCATTGACTACTTTGTTATCCATCGCTTTTATATCCTCTTTACGATAAACTTTCTTTGCGTTCATCATTTTGATACAAAATTCTCTTGATCTACCTTTTCTTGTTTTGTAAGCACCACTATAAGGTGTGTACATATATCTTACTAAATAGATGACATCTTCTTGTCCTTTCTTTTTTGACTTGCCATCTTGTTTACTATCCCTGTATGGTTTTGCACTTCCTGTATTTGCAAGTTCTGTCTTTTCGTTCAGCTCTGCAATCTTTTGATCTAGTTCGTTCTCTGTTTCGTAATCTACTTCGAACTCATCTATAAGATCGTATTTTTCTAACAACTCGTTTTCATCTTCTCCTAAATCTATCAGTGCATCTGCCACATCATTGTCTATGTATTTGTCTAAATCACTTCCAAGACTAACACAACACCTATCCTCGCTTAATTTAACGCCTGTTTCTTCCTCTTTCGTTTCTTCATCCTCTACATTCTCCAAGTCTGTAAATTCGAGTGGTTGTAGGGTCTTAAAATAAAGTTTTAGAGATATTTTATTATATGCCAATATTTTGTCAAAACAGTCTATCAATAAATGTTGAAAGGGTCTGATGACTGTATTGTCTAGTAATATAGATGCAGTCTTTAATTCATCTGCATTGTTACCCAATCCTGATTGGTCTTTGATACCAATAAGCATAGGAGATACAATACGATGTGCTACCATTATCTTTCTTGTGCTTTCTTCACTCAAGAACTGATATTGTTGGTGTGCATCTGATAATTGAACAGGATCAATACTTGCTGCCGTATCTGCATTGTCATTAAAAGCAAGAATAAATTTACCTGCATTACTACTACCAGAAAACTTTTGTGATATTCTTTGTTCAATAAGTTCTCTTTCTTCTTCGTTTGGTACACCATTGTTAAAGTTAATCAACATACTTGGAGACATACCATTCATAATATTGTTCAAATGAAAATTACCTACCTCTTCTTCAAGCTCTGCGTATTGCAAACCACCCTGATAATCTACAGGACTATAATAATGATACCCTGCTCTATATGGTTTTACATATAATATTTCTATTGATTCGTTACTCTTACCAAACGCAGGTATTCTTTTTAGTTTGCTTTGTGGTTTGTATTCTGCCCAATCGTGAAAATAATAGTAAGCATTTATCTCTCCATCCTCTCCTGACTTTTCAGCTCTTAATGTTTCTACTGGAAAGTGTTCTACTTGTGCGATTGTATTTCTGTCTTTAGAATAAATTATCTGTATAGAACATTGACCCATCAATTTAAGATCATAACAAAGTTTTCTTATACAATCATTGTTAAACAAAGAAATCATCTTTGCATATTCTTCTGGTTTTCTGTTACTATCTGTAGCATCTAAACCTTTGCCATAAATCATAGCAGAGATAGCATTTACAATCGCATTGTTTGTTGGACTACCATTGTATCTATCTATAAGATATTTAAAGTAGTTGTTATCATCTCCATAACCTATCCACTCTTTGTTTTTGTATTCAACAACTTTTGGTGTGGTGTAACTACTTAAATTTATAACTCTTAAATCGTTCATACTATTATGTAATCGTTATCGTGTGATCCTGATGTTTCATCAAATGTAAACTGTCCACTATTTATATCATAATGATTGTTGTTTGCTTGATTGATGGTTTGATCTGTGCAAAATACTTTGTCTTTGTAAACAGTTGCACTACCACTTATCAAGCTCATATCATAGTATCTTCCCTCTTTGAGAACAGGACTTATAGTTGCAGACAATCTTTTAAAATTGCCGTTATCAGAAGCACTTACACTTGAAGAAAATACTTCTTTGTTCTTGCTTGTATCTCTTAATTTTAAAGTATATGATGATGCGTATGTTCTTGGTATCACATCAATATTCTGTGCAGAACTACTCGTTGTCAAAACCTTCATACTTATATATCGAAATATAAAGGATATTTTGTATAGGTGCAAAAAAAAAGAGGACATAAGCCCCCTTTCTTTACTCAAAATACTAAAATTAATTTACATCAATCTGCGTTCCTTGACTTTCTGCGTTGTAAGCAGCAGTTGCAATAAAGTCTGGTGCTTCTGTTTCTTGTGAAACAAATGTCAAAGAGTAACCATAAAGGTCTCCCATTGCTGCACCATTACTAAATGTACCTGTTGTTAGTTCGCATCCGTGATCTTTACCCACTAATCTGAAATTGCCATTGTAATCCTCAACAATAATGTGAGGTCTTGATACTGCTAGTAATTTAATTTCTGCTTGAGTTTTTTCTTCTTGGAAGATTAAGTTCATTACTACTGTAGTTTCATAGAATGTTGTACCATTCTCTCTTGATGATGTTACTGTAGTGTCCATTGTAGAGTTCCCTTTTACATCGAACTTCATAAATGTTGGCGAACCACCAAAGTCTGTTATGAGGTCATTTGCAACAGTTAAATCACCTAATGTACCGAAATCTGCAAACGTAATAGACTTTAATCCACCTACCCCTGATTTACAAGGTAACTCTCTTCCTTTTGTTAATGTACAAGCCATAATTTAAAATTTTATAAAAAAAGGTAAGTAGGCATATACCCCACCTACCTTTCTTATGTTAAACAATATTAAGAATACAATACAATATCTGATCCGATGCCGTGTTGTACTCCTGCACTTCCTCTCAAGACAACTCTTACGTTTTGTGAGCCATCAATGTCAGCCATATCAATCAACTTTACTTCTTGCCAGTCATTTAAAAGACCAGTTCCGAAGAATAAGTTAGATGATTCTGCTGCAACCATTTTGTCATTACCTAGACCTGGTGCAGTAAATAATGGAATCCCTTGAAAGTTCATATCTGTTTTACCAACGTGATACAATTCTCTATAACCTAGTGCTGCTTGTGCTTGAATATAAAACTTTGCTGCACTTGTAGGAATATAAATCTTTAAATCTTCTTTGTTGTAAACTCCACTTGGAATCGCATTTACTACTTTGCCTAGCTCTGCAATAATGTTAGATGCTGAAAGTGTAGTACCAGAAACATCAACAACATCGCTATCTGCTGCTAATAATGCTTGAAAGCCATTAAACTCTCCATTATTTGCAGTGGCACCTTGCCAAATGTTTTGTTCTACTTTTTCTGCAACTTTTGCTGCAACTTGTGCAATTAAGAAATCACTAAATCTTCTAGGAAGGTTGTCATATTGACTAAAGCCCATAGATGCACTTTCCCAATCTTGTCTGAAATCTTTTTTACAAAGTTGTAGGTTTACTTGAAATTCCTCTGGTTGTAAGATTCTTTCTGTTAATGTTACGTTAGAAGTTGGATCAAAATCACAACTAGCATCTTTTAGAATACTATCTAATGCTAATTTTTTGATTACCTCTTTGAATTTGATGTTAGGTTTAATGCTAACACCACCCTGTGATAATGTAACCCCACTCAATAGAGCAGCAGCAATATACTCGCCTGCAAACTCGCCTGAATATGTGGTTGTTATACTTGTTGTAGTAGCCATATCTCTTTTATTTATTTATTTATTTATTAACTTGGATCAGTAGCTGTAATTGAACCTGCGCTGTTTCCGATACCCCAAACATACCATTTGTTACCATCAGACCAGATGTCGATAAAATCTCCAACTGATTCTGCTGATGCCACGAAGTTAATTTGGTCCTCTCCTGAAGCTGCTACAGATGCACCATTTACTACTAAAATTCCATCTATATTATCTCCTTCTGCACTATCAATGATATAATTTGATGTATCAAATGCGTTTGCTACAACAAATCTAAAATTTAGTCCAGATTCTACTGCTGGTAATGTTACTGTAACCCCTGCTGATGCAGCAAGTTCGTACCATTTACCACTATCTGCTGATGTAAGAGTTACTGCTGCTGATACTGCATCAACATCATTTTTAATTCTTACAACATCATTATTAACGTGTGTTAAAACTGCCATAATTATTTATATTTATTTATTTGTTATTTGTTCCATTACTCTATCTAGTGTAGACATTTTTCTGTTTTGTGCAAACTTGAATCCTCTACTAGACTTTTCTTGTTCTGGACTGTGTTTGAGTGGCTCGGCAGCAGGTTTAGATAACTCTTGTTTAAGAGCTTCTTTTTCTTCTGCTTCGCTATTCAAAACTTCCGTTACTGCTAAAGATACCTTTTCTTCTAAATCACTAGACATTTCTTCTTTTTCTTTGTCTTTGTGATCCATCATCTTATTGATATGCTCTTTCAATTCATCCATTTCTTTACGAAATTCCTCTCTTGTTACATATCTTGCATCCACTTTTTCTTCATCTTCTTTTTCATCTTCCTCGTGTTCTGCATTCTTGATTTCTTTAATCATACCTTCTTCCTCAACAACAAGAACTCTAGCATCTTCAAGTTCGTACTCTCCTACAGGTAGAGCAACTTTTTCATCTTCCGTTTTAATAAAAACTTCTTTGCCTGATTCGAAAACTTCTGCTTCCAAAACAGTTCCATTCTCTAACTTGAGTTCTGCTAGTTGAATATCAGATAACTCAACTCCAAGAATGTTTTTCACTTGTTTTAATACTTCTGTCGCTTTCATAACTATATATCGCTTTTTAAAATTTATTTTGCATTTTTATCCTGTTCGTGATACACCATTAATACTGGAATTACTACCACCTTTCAACGCACCAATGCCCTGTGCGTGAAGCTCTCCTGTGCAACACTCTATTTTGTAAGTTAGTCCATCTTCGCAAAGACAAGCTCTCCTACCACCTTTCGGACTCGTATAACTAGGTAGTTTCATTTTTTCTTACTTTTTGGATGTCCTTTTGGTAACAGATCAAAATCGCCTGTGTATTTAGGATTTTGTGGTCTGCCGTTTCTTACTAAATATAAATACGCATTCACTCGTGCCTGCGCCCAAGCAGTTGGCGATTGTATTCTAGGACTATGAGATACATTGAATGCGCCCAATCCTCTTTGAAATACTGCCTTTAATTGTCCTATTGTTACACCATATCCTAGTTTGTCTTTGTATCTTTTGTTAAAATCATCAGACTTTTTCTGTAGTGTCGCTTCATCTTTCTTGCTTACTTTTGCACCTCTACTTGTTGAA